TGATGATATAGGAGATTTTAATACTGGTAAGATCTATGATGTAGTAATTCATCTTGCTGCTTTTGCTGCTCTTAGGGAGAGTTTTGAAAATCCTGATAGATTCTGGGAGAATAATGTAGTCAAGTCTCAACCTATCTTTGATTATTGTAAGGAGTGTGATGTCAGACTATTATATGCTAGTTCTGCTGGTGCTCATGGATGGTGGCAGAACCCTTATGCTATCACTAAGAAGGTGAATGAGATACAAGCACCACGTGATAGTGTGGGTATGAGATTTTTTAATGTATGGGCAGAGGAGAATAGCAGACCTGATATGTTATACAGGATGCTTCAAGAGAATACTGC